GTAAGGAGTGAATCGTCCCTGCATCACGTTGACTTCGTTAGTGCCTGTATAAGGTTTGTAGGCTGAGTGTAAGATCTCACCAGCTTTGAACTGAATGTCGGGAGGGAACCAGACTTGTTCAGGCATGGTGCGCTTGAGCAAGCCGCGCTCGTTAACCATTTTTTCGAATAGGAGGGTTAGTTCCTGCAAGCCGGTTACGCTGAACGCGACGTCGGTGGCGGAGCGGTTGTTGTAGGTGCCGCCACCAAGGAGTGGGTGACCGCCAGTCGTGGCGTTCATGAAGAGCTGAACGCCATCGATGGTTTTGGTTGTGCCACCGGTGAATGAGTTGATCATAATGCTGGCGAAGGTGGATTCCACCGTTTGACGGATGGATCCCGCGAAGTCTTGGGATACCCGACGCATGATCCCGTATTTGTCGTCATCCCACATTTCACGAGTGACTTGGAACTCCAAGCCATAAGAAACGTGGGTGAACCGGATTGAACCACCTTGGATAGGTTCGTCCAAAGCGGTAGCCGTGCCTTCAGGTTTGGTTGGAACCGCACCTAACCCAGCGACAAGTTGGTCTTCTTCAAACTGTTGTTCGGAGGGATAAATGTTGAATAACTGGCTGTACTCCTCCGGATGCATCTCGAGGTCTTCGTAGATAACGCTGAATAATCCTGGTGCGAGTAATTGAGAAAACGCTCCTCGTGTGGCTGCCATAATTATGTAGCGAGTTGTTGGGCTGCGTGAGTAACCCTAAACTCTACCCTCCCGTTGAGCGTTCCGATTGGATCGACAAGTGAGACAATTTCGACGCACGCACCACCTGCGGTTGTTGTGATGGCGTTGTCGATGTACCAGAAGTTGTTTCCCGCGTCTTTTGTCAAGCCACGGATGGCACCAACTTGTGCTTGGGCCAAAACCGCGTTTGCAGCGGTAACGGAATCACCATAGGTACCGATGAAGTTGACGATATCGTTAGCTACGTAAAACCCGATACCGCCGATGATGTTGTCGATTGCAACCGCTCCGATAGGGTTGACTACCGCGGAGGGTTGGTTGGGGACTCCTTGCCCGGTGGTCTGTGCAACGAATACACCGCTCACGGCAAGGTTATGACCAAACTCGTGGGAGAAACCCGCAATGATTGCTGTAGCGACCGAGACGATCGCCGGGTTAGCGATGATGAACCCGGTAGCGCCTGCCACGTCAATCTGCACGGGAGTACCCTGGAGGAAGGTCTGTCCGGACTTTTCACCTATACGCTGGATTTCGGCAACGCCGGTAGCGTTGTTTTTAATCCGGTAAGGGTAAATTGGACGTGCAACTCCAGATGAAGCAGCCAATGGATCTCCTTTCTTAAATTACCTTCGAGGTTTATCGATTTCGAAGGCAGGAACCCCTTCGCGCGATGCATCGGAAATGAACGCGGCTTTCGCGTTGGTACGTTGGTCGAGATTCATTTGGCGGTATTCCTCTTGGAGAAGGTCGTAGACTTCTGTGTCGATCTCCATGAGGATTGTGTCGCCAATGACGTAGGTACCGTCTGCGGTGGCGCCGCTCGCTTTCCAAGCAGGAGATTTGGGATCGTCGTGAACGATGGAGTACCCGACCCATTGCAGTCGAGCCATTTCTCTCGTGTCGTCTTTCGGCGCCCAAAGCCCTGTTTTGCCAGCGGGAGGGGTTACTTCTATTTGGCTTCTACCCATGCGTTTGCGAAGGTCGATAAGACGCTGCTTACGTTCCTCCACGGTTAGTGGCTTTGTTTGTGGTGCTGATGCAACAGAAATTCCTTTAGGTGGGGTGATGTTGGTTCCCATTAACGGGTCCTCCGATTGTCAACGGTGAGGGGTAAGAGACCTTCACCGTCGAGGATTTTGCGCGATTTGCGATAGCTGTCGTGGGAGACGCCTAGGTTTTCGCACACGGTGGCTGCGGATTTGGTGTAGCGCCCGGTGGAAACCCCTGGCAAGGTAACCTTGGTTAGGTCTTCTTCGGGGGGAGGAGGGGTACCAGGACCTGTTACTCGTTCACCTGTCGGCTGCGGCCTGCGGTCTTCTTCAGCCAAGCGATCATACGCCATACCTTTTGCTTGGACGTAACAGGTTTCCCACATGACGGGGTCGGTGTGGAGGTGTTCGGGAACCTTCGCCATGAGCTGGTCGATTTCTTTCTCGACGCGGGAGAAGTCAGCGTGTTGTTCTTTGACGATGCTTTTAGCTGCCCAGCGAAGGGTAGGACGAATCGATGCAGCTACTTGATTGTATTCCTCACGTGACAAAGCTTTCGCCGCGATACGTTTGTCGACTTCGGGCACCGGTGCATTCCAAAAATCAGCGTTAGAAGGGGGAGGCGGCTCGTTCCTTGGAGGTGGAGGAGGTGGAGCCGCCTCTGCACGCAGGCGCTGTTCACGTTCACGGATAATATCTGCGATCTGTTGAGGGGTTTTGCCGACGAGAGATGCGGCGAGGTCATCGTTGCCTCCACCACCTGGCACTCGGTCGTTGTTGTCAAATACTGGATCCGGCATGGTTCACGTGCTCCTTATTGGCTTTCTCGAGCTCTTCAGCTCTACGATCGTGTTCGGCGAATGCGGCGAGCAAACTGACGATTTCAGCCGGCATGGCTTCGAGGATGCGAAGCTGCCTTGCCGCACCCTGGTTCCTCGCGTTTTCCATCACGTCATCTTCCTCCGCCATTGCCTGAGCGATATGCGCTCGTGCTCTCACTAATAGAGCTTGATAGCTCTTGTAACCTGTCGATTGAAAGTGGCTCGTCAGATCCTGGCATTCCTCTTCGTTGAGCTTGGTCAGCCCCTGCTTGAGGGCTTCCTCCCAATACCTGACGCACGTCGGGCAGGAGGCGTTTACGGTCGGAGATGTCAAAGGCAAAGAGGAGTCGAGCGGCAAGGTCTTTCGCCCCGTCAAGAACCTGCATGAGAACCTCTGCCAGAGGGTGGGGTTTACCGTCTTGTCCGGAGGGCAATTGCGTGATCGACGCGGCGGCTTCGACGATTTGTCGGTAGTACGAAGCCATCGTGTTTGCCATAAGGAGGAGACTTGTTTTGTCAACTTCTCGATTCGCGCCAGCATCGCTCGCTGCAATGTTGAAGAAGAATCCGGGGTAGTCGTCTGGTTCGTTGATTTTGAAGAGTTGTTGAAGGGCTGCACCTTTTTCACCCCATGCTGTGAATTCAGCTCCGTCGGAACGGAACTGTTTGTAGGATTGGAACATTAGGTTTCCGATATCGTGGAAAGGGTAACGAGCGCGGTGGAGGAAAATATCAAGGCGGCGGTTGCCTTCGGCAAGCATTGCGAGCGTGGCACCCGTGTTGTAGATGCCACGTTTACCCTGCAGCACACCTGCACCGTAACCCTGCATTGGGGCTTGGACGCCGGAATACTGCTCGGCGAGATAGAGCAGGAACTTTTCCTCATCAATCATGGAGTTGTATTGCGCCCCCATGGTAAGGATATCCATATCATCCATTTGCTCGAGTTCGAAGACTTTCCCAGGGTACCACTCAGCGGATGGGTTGGGCTGATCCGCGTAGCGTTTTTTCTTAAAGGTGGGGATGTTGCCGATGGTGTTAGCGTCACGGCGAGCGTTATGAATCTGAGCTTGTTCCTCTTGGCTTTGCTCTAAGATCTCGGGGATGCTATACCCGTAAACGAAATCCTCCCTCGGGATAAACTTCAACTCCGCGTAAGCGTGGGGAAGTTTCTGATATGGGTTGTAATAACCCCGGAGGTATCCGTCTTTGCCCGCCACTTTTGGATTGAACACGACGACGAGTTCGAAGGTCTTGCCAGGTTCAAGCTCATAGTTAAACGTTGCCTCGATAGCGGAGTAAGGTCGGACAACATCAGGTGTAAGAGAAACTCCTGCCTCATTCGCTTGGGATTCTCGAGCAACGCCTTCAGATGTCTCAGGACTGGTTGAAAGTTTGTCACATGCGGTTGCATCCCACACCTTGTTGGCCTTTCGCCATTCGATATCGGTTTTAGCCAGGCGGATTCGGTGGTAGATGGAACGAGCGTCGCGTAGCCATTGGATGTTGATCGGGTTCACCCAGCAGTCGTCGAATGCGATCGGGCGAAGATCCATGTAGGGCTTGATGATTTCTTTCATTTGAGGAGATTTGCCATCTTTGGCAAGGCCGGAGACGCGGAATTTACGGTCGTCTACCCAAGGACCTTTAAGGAGGATATGACCTGTCTTGAATGCACGGAAGACACTAGTGTCGAGGATTTCAGGTAGGCGTAGCTGGTATTTACCTATATTATCAAGCGCTTCGCTTGCGTTCTCTAACGTCTCGTGCTTGAGAGGTTCGAACAGCGAGATGATACGCCAATTGGGTCGAGTGCCTAGGATGAGGCCGAAAATACGAGCGGACAGGATATCAGTGTGCATTCGGATTAACTGAGGCACGAAATTCGACGCACGGTAGAAAGGAGTCGTCCTTATCGCTTCTAAGGGTTTCCCAGAATAGTTGTCCATCCATCTCGCATACTTCGAATCAACCTGGCTTATTCTAGCAGTTACGGCGAAACCCCAATCACGCGTTAGATAGCCCACCAGCTCTGACTTTTTCGTGTCAGGAATATCAAGCTCGATTAGATTTGGTCCGGGCATTGAACCTCTCTCGCGACGAGCCACGTGGACGGGATTGCAACGAATCTGCCCGGTTGTTTAGGGCTCACGTTGGTGTTAGATCTGCACTCACGGATCCCTCGTGAGCCCCACGTCGTCACAACCGGGCGGAAGGACGTTGCGCGGAATTGACCAGGAAGTGAGTGCCGGTCGAACATCAGCTGTAACCCCCGTAATCCCTCTCGGTATGTGTGAACGGCTTGGA